ATAGTGGAGCCTGAACCTGCTGCAGACAACATGTCTGGTATTATGCTCAGCCCTGCCCCGCAATCAATTTGAGAGGTGCATTTCTTTATTGTGGGTACTGCCAACCTGCCGTACATGAAAAAGTTGCTGTTGAACTCTGCAATGACTGAGGATAATGAGCTCTTGGTTGGACTTCTTATAATATTGGCCAAACCCATAACCCTCGATATGAAGTCCTCAAGTGTGACATAATTACCTACATTCTTGAATAATCTGAAGCAGTCATCTGAAGTTATCATGCTTTTCACGCAAGTGGCCAATTTCATCTCTTCAAGAAGAACTACCATTGCTTTATTACAGATGGTGTGGTAAATAGAAGAGGTTTGGTGTAGAATGCCCTGACCCATTCCAAAAGGCATGTCGAATTCAACTTCATTTCCGATTATGTTAATGAGTCTGTTCACTGTTGTTCCGGATGCAGTGTTTCTCCCTTGTGACTTAAAGCGAAGGACATCTTCTGGAACCTTAGCTTTCTTATTTTCAACAGAAGCAAGGATGCCTATTATTGCTGTCCTAAAGTCCTCATCCTCAATTATGTTGGCAACCATAAATGCAAATGTTCCCATGACTGCATTAGGACCCCACCTAGACTGATCATTATTGTCATACACCAAGGAGTCCACATGCCTATTTGATTCCAATATGTTGTAGAATTTCACCTGTTTGTAATCATCCATTAGGTAATCGTCTTCATATTCCACAGATAGTGCCTTAAAAGTTTCTTCCACAAAGAGTGCCCCCATCCTGTAGTTGAAGTTTAGGACTGAGATTTCTCTGTGCCCTTTTTGATCTTTCGGAGTGACTCTATATCTATAAGGTTCAGAATTTAAGGAATTGAGGCTCTGAACTGAGTAAATGTCTAAGCAGCCCACTTCTTGAAGATCATCCACTAAGAATGCTTTCTTCATCCCGTCAATTATAACTCCTGCTGCCCGATTGGCCTGAGACTCCGCCTTGATGCCACTGTCCATGCCGCCCCTCATTGTGCAAGCATCAATAGGGGTTTTTAAGACAGCATCCGAAAAGTGAGTCCCATGAATTGAGTGCTTTGGCTGAATACACAAAGAGTAAACCAAGAACACATGAGAAAATGTGAATCTTTGAGCCCCTGACTCTAACTTTAGAATCATTTCCCCAACAATTGCATCCTTGTTCTCTGTTAAGAATTTGAAATAGTCGTCCTCCGCCATTCTTAAGAACTCCAGCTCCCTACTCAATGAAGGCTCTTTACCCACATAGATGTCCCTCTCTTCTAAGAGCTGTAAGAAATTCAAAGCGGATGAATTTAGCTTGAAAGTCCTAAATTTGTTGAACAAATTGCAAATATAAAAGTGATTGACCAAGCTCTCAAATGATTTTACGGGTTTTGAATGTGTTGGCACCATGTACTCAGAC